GCTGGACAGGCGATGGCGTAATGAGTAGAGTAGCTGATAAACTCATCAAGGCTAAGGTTGATTCTGGATTCACACCCGACCCAGATTTTACAAAACTTCTTACAACAGCAGGTATGGGCGGCACAACCCTGCTTAATGATTTAGACGATGCTTCGCAGATTGATTATTTCTACACTTCGGCTTTCGCCGCCAACACCTATGCTAGCGCAGACATGCACACAGCAGTAGATGATACTAATAAAGTTTTTATGGTAACGAACGCCAATGCTGACCGGTTAGCTGTTGCAGATTGGAGCGATGACACAAATATAGTTTCAACAGCCTTGGTAACTAATACTACTAATTTAGACAGAATTTACCAAGTTGCTGTTGACCCTTCAAAAGAGTTCGCATATACCGCTAACTCATCGAGCAATTCATCAAATAACGGCGTTTCTAGATACGACTATAGCGACCCGACAAATTTAACACTCAAGTGGGTTTTTCAACGCTCCACCGTTGTGTACGGCCTAACAGTTAATCCATCAAGAGAGCTACTTTATTGCGTTTCTAGCGCGGGTTTACTTACTTACGACATTAGCCCAACAGGAACTAATGCTATGGTCTTTAAAGATTTTTTATACGTAGGCGGCGCAACTAATTATATACAAGGTACCTATTTAGATATTGCAAATGATATTTTATACATGGTAGCCGCCAACAGCGACAGCTTACTGGCTTTTGATGTCAGCACTGATACAGCGGCAGTTCTTTTGGATACCTATTCAGGCTCGGGAACTGGTAATGTCATGGACAACCCGGTGTCGGTAAATGTAGACGTAGCTGCGGGAATAGCTTTTGTTGAAACAAGATATGGCAAGCTCAACAGCTTTGATGTAAGCGACCCGTCTAATTTAACTTTATTAGATACCTATACAGGCGTTGGCTACAGTAATAATTCCAGTAAAAGAAGTATAGCTATTGACCCCGGAGCTAAAAGAGTATATTGCGCTTATGGTACTAGCTTCAGCCCAGCAGGAGTTAAAGTTATAGAATACTCTAACCCATCTAATTTAACTTTAGAGGCTACTATTGACCATTCAAGCAATGCATATAAAGGCGCTAAAGTACACTTATACAATTAAGGATTTATTATGTACGTAAAAACAAGCAATAACACTGTAGATGAGTTCCCCTACAATATAAGAAAATTACGAAAAGACAACTCTAGTGTTTCTTTTCCGCAAGAAATAAGCGAAGAAACTTTAAGTTCTTTTGGCGTGTTTTCAATAGCTAGAGGAGAGTTTCCAGAAAATATATTGCATACAGAAACTGCTGTTCATGCTTCAGTACCCGAACTTGTAGACGGTGTATGGACACTGCCTTGGGTGGTACGAGACAAAACACAAGACGAAATAGCCTCAGAAGCGTCTAGCGTTCGATATGAGCGTGATGAGCTACTGACCCAGTGTGACTGGACACAGTTACCTGATTCGCCGTTAGAGAGCACTACAAGAGCTTCTTGGGCTACCTACCGAACAGCACTACGAGACGTAACTGGACAGACTGGTTTCCCTACTGACATTACTTGGCCGACAGCACCTTAACTTTACTTGGAGTAAACAACAATGAAATATTTATTAGTACTAGCGGCATTTGCATTGACAGCTTGTAACACCTTCAATGCCGCAGTAGACGGTTCACAGATGATTGTAGACAGCACTGTTGACTCCGCACAGTCTATGGTTACAGACACAGCTAAAGGCATTGGGGCAGGGTCTGCTACGTTTGTTGACGGCATTGCCGCTGACATCCGTAAAGCGTCTGAGTAGATGTTAGCCGAGATTGCTGCCGCTAACGCAGCTTTTAAGGTTATCAAGACAGCACTCAGTAACGGGAAGGAACTATATGATTGTTCAGACGCAGCTAAGCAATACTTCGATAATAAGAGTGCAATAGCAAAACGTGTAGCATCCAAGGGCAAAAGTGACTTGGATGCTTTCATGGCTCTGGAGAAGATTAAAGAACAAGAAGAGTGGCTCAAGGATTACATGGTTTACGCCGGTAGAGCTAATCTTTATTCCGACTGGTTAGTTTTTCAAAGTGAATGTAAAAAGAAAAGAGAACAAGAAGTAAGAATACAGGCATTAAAAAGACACAACACACTTACACTTATAAAACAATTCATAACAGTTATAGGTGTAGGCATAGCGGTTATCCCTGTGCTTGTGTACGGTTTAATCTTTTTACTTAAAAAATAACTTGACAACAGGACGTTCACAATGGTCGAAGACACAAAAGAAATGCTTGACGTAGCTGCCGCTTCTACTGCAATCCTTTCTATGGCTGCTTGGTTACCTCCTACAGCCTCTATCCTGACAATTATATGGTTAGGGATTAGGATTTATGAGTCAGACACTGTGCAGAAAATAGTTCACGGTCAGTCACATAAAACTCTTGACAAGCAAGACTAAATGGTGTATAATACATGAGTATACTAAGTAGCTTAATAGGGCCAATTGCTGGTTTAGCTAAAAACTATCTAAATAACAAAGCAGAAGAAAAGCAAGCTAAGCATCAAGCTAAGATGTCAGTAATAGCAAACGATGCTGACTGGGAATCTAAGATGGCTGAGGCTTCTAAGGATTCATGGAAAGACGAGTTCTGGACAATAGTCTTAGCTGTTCCTATCTTTATGGTAGGTTACGCTATAGCTGCTAACGATATAACTGTTATAGATAGAGTAGCTGCTGCGTTTATAGCACTAGAAGAGCTTCCTGAGTGGTATCAATACTTGTTGTTTATTGCTATAAGTTCTAGCTTTGGTATTCGTGGAGTTAGTAAAATTATGGACATGAGGAAATAAGATGTCAAGAGGCCCTAATAGTAATTATATATCATACAACAACGGGTTTACTATAAGCCCTCAAACACAAGTTTATTCTGCACCCTCTACTGCTCAAAACTATAGCACATCAGGGTACGGACAGGCTAATGCTATTGGAGGAACCCCTATACAGACTGCTGGCGGCATGTTGTCTGCCGGTACTAACTACACCGGTTATGTAGACTCAGGAAGTGCTGCTACTGCACGAAGCCCAGAACAAATAAACAACTTAGTTACACCAGAAGAAAGAGTCTCGTTAGAATCTGAATGGAGTGTAGACCCTTTTGAGTTTGACGCTAGTTCTGGAGTAGACTACGTCACAGCCTTCCAAGACTGGGAGTTAGATAGAGATTATAATGAAGGCGGGCTTAGATTAGCAAAGGGTGTGCAATCAATAGGCGGCACTCCAGAAACAGTAGCACAAAGAGTATTAGCAACAGCTAAATGGGATAAAACCCCTGAACAACAATATGACCTTGCTAAAGACATGTCAGCCTACTTTGGTGGTAAGCAAGGTAAGAACTTAAATTCTCAACTCTTGTCTGCTGGTTATACAGCGGAAGAATTAACTGAACTAGGTGTTGGGTCTTACGTTAATCCTGATAACTTTGTTAATGAAGAAGGTTTTTTTGATTACAACGCTTGGTACACAGAACATAAGAATGCTGCGCTTAATCAAACTGATAATTACTTTGGCTTATACGATGATAAAATATTAGAAACTAAAGCCAATGTAGCAAACAATCTTAATACCTTACGCTCAACCGACTATAATGAGTTTGTTTCTCAATACTCTAATTCTTCTGTTTCAGATAAAAACAGTTACTTGTACAGCCAGCTTGAGGCTGGAGAAATTAATAATGATGAGTATAAACAAAATGTCATAAGCAACCTAGCAAAAGAAGGTAGAAAGGTAGTAGCGGTTGGAGATAAGTATTATTACTATGAACCTAAAGAAGGTAGTGCTGACACTAGTTACAAAATAGACGGCAGTGAGCAGTACTATGAAGTAAATTTTACTCCAGAAAAGTTTTCTTCTGATTCCGTTGCTCGCCTTGAAAGCCCGGGCCAAGGAATGTTTGGCTTAAAAAGTGACAACACG